TTGACGCTGCTTACCGACATAGCAGGGCTGGTAGAGGCCGCGAAGCCGAGCGAGCGCCGCGCGGTGGTGGGCGCGCTGTTCGACAAGATCTGGATTCAGGAGCGGGAGATAATAGCACTAACCCCGCGGGCGGACGTCGGTCCGGTCCTGGCGGGGCTAGCGCGGGTGCGATATGGATGTTTAGATGGGGTGCCCGACGGGTTTCCAGAACTCACCAAGCACCGTATCTGTGTCCATTATACCGCCACGCTGGGTTGCGTTTCAAGCCCCGGCGATCAGCTGATCAGCGCCCGTAGCGCCGCCGTCAATCCGTCGAGGAACCCCTTCACGCGCGGGTCAACGGCCCCCGCTCCGGCCCCCGCAAACAGCTTGTAGCCCGGCACTTGCTGCCGGTGCAGCGCTGTTCCTCCATCCATCCATGAGGTCAGGTAGAGCCCGTCGTGATCAAGCGAGAGAATGCCCCGCGCCGATGTGGTGATCGGGAGCGGCACCACTGCTGCTACTCCGTTGACCACACGAATGACATACTGGCCAGAGACATTGTTGTACTTGCCGAAGGCGCTGTAGAAAAGCGCACCATCAGCGCTCGTGTAGCTCGATGGGTTCGTGCCCCAAACTGGCACGAAGCCCGGCGGGTAAGGGAGTTGCATAGGTCATTCCTCCTCTAAGCTTGTAACTGGTTCTGTGCCTGGCGAATATCGACAATGTCGGCAGCCTGGCGCACGAGCAGCCATTCCAGGCTGAGAATAGGACTCTCTGGGTCAGCGATGATCGTGTTATCAGTCGCGTGGTACTCCGTGTGGTTCACGCGGAACACGCGGATGCGGTCAACGGATGCCGACAGATCGGGGGGCAAGTTACGCACAATGACCGTATAGCCACCACGCAGCCACCACAGCGGCACCTGTGCGCCGCTGGCCGCATACAGCCGTGAGAAGCGGATGCGTGAGCGCGGGATAGGGTCTTTGCGGTCGGCCAAGAACGCCGCTTGCTGCACGCCAGCCTGGGTGCTCGATGTGGTGCGCGCAGCCACCACATCTTGTCGCGTCAGACCATAGCGGCCAATCGAGAAGCTATCGCTCGTCGCGGCGGTGCGGAGCGCGCGGCCATTTTGATCCTGATACACCGCATTTGCACGATTGACCAGCGCGTCAATCGTGCGCTCGATGGTCAAGTCCTCCGCATCCACATAGTACGTCTGCGCGGCGTCCCCACTCGGTCGGAAGTAGAGCAGGCGCTGATCTAACACGCCGACCTCCCATTGGCGCGGTGGGCTCTGGTTATCGCCCAACGCGGCGAGGCTGCTAACAATATCGAGTGGTGACATGTCTTCATAATTTGAGCCTCAGGAAACCCCCGCGTTTACGCGGGGGAGGAATGAGGCTTCGTCAACCACATTCCCGCTAGTAGGGCTTTGTCCCGCGCCGCCTTCCAGCGGCGCGGGGCTGCCACTTTCGTTTGCTACAGGCGCTGACACTCTTGGATGTACCGCTTAATCACGTCTGCGCTGACATGCCCAGCGGTTCCGACGTAGTAGGACGGAGACCAGAGCGTACCCACTTTCCAGATGTGCTTGTTGATCTCCGTTGGGAACTCTTGCCGCAAGTATCGAGACGATGCGCCCTTGAATAGCTGTGCAAGTTCGGCTGGACTGTGCTTTGGTGGTGTTGAGACGAACAGATGAACGTGATCGGGCATGACCTCTTGCGCCACGATTTCAAATCCCCACTTGTCTGCGATTTCCTGCAACAGCTCTTGCATCCGCTCCCCGATCTTTCCGACAAGCACTGGTCTGCGAAACTTGGGACACCAGACCAGGTGATAGTTAATGTGGTACCGTGCCCCCTTGGTACTCTTGACGTTCTTCTCAGCCATTGGTCAAGCGGCCATAAAGGGCGAAAGCGACCTCGTGTACCGACGTGGCGAATGGTTCTTGTATGCGACGTGCGACGTACCAGCCGCCGACGAACAGGACACAACGGGCGTGTTGGGCGTTGATCTTGGGATTGTGAATATTGCGACTGACTCGGATGGCGAGACGTTCAGCGGAGCGCAAATCGAGACGCGCCGCCAGTGGTACGCCCGCCGTCGTCAGGCACTTCAAAAGGTCGGTACGAAGTCGGCAAAACGCCGCTTGAAACAATTGAGCGGACGCCAGCGCCGTTTTCAGACCGACACGAATCACCGCATCAGTAAGCGCATCGCTGCCAAGGCTGAACGCACGAAGCGGACGGTTGCCCTGGAAGATTTGACGGGCATTCGTTCGCGGGCAAGGGCTAGGGGGCCAGAGCAGCGCGCACGGCATAGCAATTGGGCCTTTGGGCAGCTCAGAGCGTTTGTGAGCTACAAAGCCGCACGCGCGGGCATTCCTCTCGTATTGGTCGATCCGAGGAACACCAGCCGCACCTGTAGCGCCTGTGGGCATTGTGAGAAGGCCAATCGCCCCTCGCAAGCTGTCTTTTGCTGTCGTTCGTGCGGGCATACGTCGTGTGCCGATTACAATGCCGCGTTAAATATCAAGTGGGCTGCCGTCAATCAGCCTTTGGTGTCCGATCCGAGCATTCGGGTTGAGACACAAGCCCCCGTGCTTTAGCCGTGGGTAGTTGACAGGAGTCTCCTATTGGTCCTATCCTTATCAGCTATCTATGACTTGCCGCCCGCCGACACCAGCAGGAGTCCTGATCCCCGGCCGTGCCGGCGGCTGAAGGCCTGCTGAAAGCCGCGCGATCAGAAACGACAGAGTGGCCGGCTGTGACTCCGGCGTCACAGTGATCGCGTCCGCGCTCGCCTGATACTCAGTGCGGATCACGCGAAAGACACGAATGCGATCAATCGCCGTGCTGAGCTGTGGCGGAAGATTTCTGATGACGAACGTGTCGCCCGCGCGGGCGTAGTAGTTCGGCCAGCGTGCCCCAGCCGCATCGTAGAGCGCCGTGAAGCGCAGCCTTGTGCGCGGTGTGGGGTCGCTCTGGTCGTTCAGTGCCGCATCGCGCTGGGCCTGCGCCTGCGTTGCACTAGTGGTGCGCGAGCGTACGGCCGCACGGCGGGTCAGCTCGTAGCGCGCAACACTAGCCGTGTCCGCATTGACAGCGGTGCGGACATCGCGCCCGTTCGCATCCGTGTACACGGCATAGAAACTGTTGTCGAGTTGATCAATCGTTCGCACCACCTCGAGATCGGCGGCATCGACATACCACGTTCGCGCTACGCTGCCCTGCGGTCGGAAGAAGAGCATCCGCCCCTCATACACACCGGTCTCCCAAATACGCGGCGTTGCTTGATTGTCCCCCAGTCGCGCCAGTCGGGTCAGGATGTCTGCGGGGAGCGCATCCTCGTAGACTTCATCGGTCAGATCAAGGCCGGGCGACTGAATCAGCGCGGTGTTGCTGCTGATCTGGGTGGGGTTGACCGTGTCGGTTGCGGCAATCAGATCGGACGCGATCTCATCCGCGTAGATCACGAAGCCCTGCACTGCATTGCCGATCACATAGGCTCCCACGAACGTGGATACAAACTGGGTGGCATTGGTGACGCTCTCGACGGTGATGATCTCGGATGGATTTGCGCCGGTGTTCACCACGAGTTGCATCCCAGCGTACATGCGCGCCGTACTACCGACCGTCGCCGTCACGGAGGCGCCCGCCGCGCGGTTCGTGGTCAGTGTGGTATTGACGATGTTTGCGGTCGTACTCACCGCGCGGATCTGCGTGAGGCGCACGTAGTTCGCGCCGTTTTCCCCGGCAAAGGTATAGTTGGCCCCGGTCTGGTTATAGATAACCACCTCCAGCCGGGCGCCGGCGGCGAAGGTGAGAAACCACGCGCGATTATTTGATGCACCGGTGCCCGTGAAAATCAGGAGCGATGCGATATTCGTAAAGTTGCGATTGCGAATATACACCTCGAACTTCCAATTCGTCGGGAGATTGATCACCGCAGAGAATAGAAAGCCGATAAAATCGCGACTACTGCTATCCGGTGTTTCGAGCGTGAGCCCGCCGATGTTTGCGACGTTCCCATAGGTGCTGTTCTTGGTCAGTCCAATGAACAGTCGGTTATTCGTATCCAACACGTACATTTTGGGGCTGCGGGTCGCAAGATCGGTTTCGAGCGAGGGCTCCCACGCAGCCACGCTCGTGGTACTCCATAGCGCGGTATAGAGCGTATCGGTGAGTGCGCGCCAGTAGCCCAGCGACTGGGCCGTCAGCGCGGCGCTGGTTTCATCGGCGCGCACGCCGGGGTCTTCGAGCCGCCCCTCGCAGATGACCGTGCCCGCGCTATCGGACACGACGACGTGCGGCAGTCCCGGCTGATCATAGAAGTGGAATGCTTCACTGATCGTCATAGGCACGGCGTAGGAGATCGCCTCGAATCCGTGTTCATTCGTTGAGAGGCGCAGATCGGATGCGCGATCCGTGTGGTCGGAGAGGAGCGCGCCGCCAGGTCCGTCATAGATGGCAAGATGGAACTGATTCATGCTGGTGTCACATAGGCATTCGAACGTGTCACAGTCAGACTCGTACTCACCACCACGCCCGCTTGCGTATAGCGCCAACTCGCGCCGTTCGTCGCCAGCCATGTCGCCTGTATCGTCGTGCCGGCGAAATACATGCGCGCCGGCCCGTGATAGGTAAAGCGGTAGAATTGGCCTCCGACCGCTGCCGACGAGCGCACATCGGGGGTGAGTTGGGTTAAGAGCCGGTGGTCAACCACAATACTATGCGCACCTGCGAAGGTGAAGGTGAGCGGATCGAGCGCCAGCGCATAGCCGAACTCGTCATCGATCTTGAGCAGCGCGATATAGTCAATATCCAGCGTTGGCGGGCCGGTGGTTGTCGCCGCCTCGACATGTAGGCGAATGTCCTGGAACGCACTCGGCGGCGCGTAGAGCGTGCCGAGATACACAATTCTCGGCTGCACTGTGCTGGCGTCGATTGAGGTGATCGGTGTCTGTACAACGGTCACGCCATAGGTGCCGGTAGCATACATCTGGAAGGTCGCAGCAGCAGAATTGTTCCGAATGGCCGCGTAGATCGCGATCCGCTGCCAGGACTGTGTACTGATCACTGCGGTCGCTGCGAACGCGGTGCTGACAGGCGTGTAGCGCAGCACTGAGCCGCCGCGCGCATTGTTTGCCGCATCAGCGACCGACGTGAAGCCGGCAGCGGTCGCCGCCTCAGCCTCGGCAATCGAGATGCCGCTCCCGACGAGCAGACAACTCGACGGGAATGCCGCGTTGCCGCTAAAGCCGCCCAGGCTCATGACTAGCGGCGATGCGTTCAGGTTGCTCGTGAGCGTCACGTTATGGATTGTCGGATTCGCGCCGCTCGCGCTGGCCGCTGGCGTCTCGTCAGCCCCGAGCCACGCGCCCTGTCGCAGTAGCGCGATCTTGGAGCCGAGTATCTCTTTGAGCATGCCCACGTCAGGAAAGCGCTGGCCCAGCACCAGCGCAGATGCATCGCCACGCGCTCGCCCCAGCACCAGCGCCTGATAGGGTGCGGCGGTCGATGCGATGGTTGACCCCTGCGGCGCGAACTTTATGATTACCGGGTTGACCACTGCGCCGTTGCGCCAGCGTTCAGCCTGGATCAGCAGCTGCGCGAGCGTCTGCGCGTTCGCCATCGCCGCCGCCGCGTCCGCGCCGCGCACGTTGAGTGTGAAGCCCTCAACAACATCAACGTAGCGCGGCCCGAGCGGCGAGTCATTGAACGCCGGAACGCCGGGGTTCCAGCCCCAGCGAATGATCGGCGCGTTGGTTGCGCCGCCTGCGCCGTCGGCAAGGACGACGCTCGGCGCGCCGCTGCTATCCATGATTGCCAGATACGGAAACGCCTGGACTGCCATAGCTGCCCCCTAAAAGACGCCAGATCGAATCTGCACATCGGCTACGCGCCCGCTCTCAGCATTCGCACGCTGAATAAGATCGATCAGCTCGGCTTCGGTCATCCGTGGCGCGGCCTGCTCGAAATAGAAGTTCTGAATAATCCCAGCGCCGCCCTCTGCCCCCGCGCTCACGCCGCCGAATGCGCTGGCCTGGCCGAACGATCCGCCCCTGCTCGTGCCAATCATCGGCGCGCCCACGGCGAGTGGCGCCGCTCGCCCAATGCCCTGCTGAATCATCGTGACGATGGCCTCTCCCGATCGCCCCAGCCCATAGAGCGGGCTGCTGGTATCCTTGGGCTCACTGAAGGGCAATTGGTCACGCAACCTCTGAAGCTGGTCGCTGAACCAATGCACCAACTGATCCCACTTGCCCTTAATGCCATCCCAGATTGTCTGTACAATCGCCGCGCCAACACCCACGACCTTGCCCGGCAGGTCGGTGATGAGGCCGACCAGCTCACTGACCTTGTCGCTCACACTGCTCTTGATCGTGTCCCAGGCGGATGCGATCGTTCCCTTAATCCCATCCCAGGCGTCTTGCACGCGCCCCTTGATCGCGTCCCAGGCCAGCGATAGCTCCGTCTTCACCCCATCGGCGGCCGCGCTCACGATGGTCTTGATGTTCTCCCAGACGTGCGCGAACATCTCCTTGATCGTGTCCCATGCGCCGCCCCAGTCGCCCTTGATAATCTGGAGCGCCGCAGTCAGCACGCCCTTGATCACGGTCAAGGCGGTATCGATCACCGCCTTGATGATTGTCCAGGCGTCCGAAAGCAGGCGCTGTATCTCAGCTCCGTGCGCGCCGATAAATCCGGCAACGGCCTGGAGCGCCGGGATGATCGTAGCCTGGATCAACTGGATCGCGATCTTGATGATCTCGCTGATCTGGATCCAGGTCGATTGAAGAAACGACCGAATATCGTCGCCGTGGGCGTGCAGGAATGCCTGCACCTGGCCGAACACCGCCGATAGCACCGAGGCCAGGGCAGTGATGATGCCCTCGATAGCCGGGGCTAGCGCATCCCAGATGGCACCATACCCGCTGACGCTATCACCCGAGACGGCCAACACCCCGTCGAGCAGATCGCCAAACACCACGACGGCATCGCCGATCTGGTCAAAGATCGGGCTGATGCTATCCAGGCTGTAGAACGCATTTGAGAGCCCATCGATCGCATCGCCGCCGTCTTCCGCTCCAGTTTGGAACGCCGCGATCAGCGTGCCGAACACTGATGCCGCCTGCTCGATCACTGGCATTAGGTTGTCGAGCAGCAGGCTGCCCAGTTCGCCAAGAATCGGCAGCACCGCCGTTGCCATGGTCTCGCCAGCTTCGCCCAACCGCCCCTGGAACTCCGACCATCCGCCTGTGGCCTTGGCAGCCGCTTCAGCTGATCCGCCAAACTCCTTATTCAATTCGGCGAGGATGACGCGCTGCGCGCCGGCCATATTGCCGGAATCTTGCATCGCCTTGATCTGGGCCTTCTGCTCGTCGGTGAAGGTAACGCCGACCCGACTCAGAGCAGAGATACCGTTGATCGGGTCGTTCAGCGCCTTGCCGAGCTGGATCGCGCCGCCCTTCACGTCGGTGCCCATGGCCTGCGCCATATCAACCATGATCTTGGTCGCGTCAGGCAGAGTCTCTTTGATGTTCGTGAAGGTGAGCAGCAGGTTTTCGCCGGCCTGTATTTGGTCGTGACCGAAGAGGGATTTCCCAGCAGCGTCGGAGAGCGAGGAGGCGAGATCGGCGACCTGCTGCGCACTCACGCCTGCTGCGCCGCCGGTCGAGGTGATGACCGCCTGCGTCTGCCCCATGAGTTGTTGCGTCTCGCGCGCATCGGCGAAGGCATTCGAGACGAAGGAGCCGACCTGTGCGGTGATGCCGCCGATGACGTTCGCGGCGAGGAAGCCGCCAGCGGTCTGAAGCAGGCCACCAAAGAAGCCCGTGCCGGCGCTTTTGGCCTCGTCGGCGGCATGCCCGACGCCACGCAGATCGTCAGCCACCTGACGCGATGCGCCGGCGACCTCATCCTGGCCCTTAAAGACGAGCTGGAGTACTGCCACAGAAACACGCCTCACTCAGATGAGCGGGCGCGGTGCGGGCTCAGGCGGAACCGGCGATGGGGATCGGCGGGGCGATGACCGGGCCGGGGCTAATCGAATTGTGGCGGGCGAAATCCATAGCGCTTGATCATCGCACGCAGCACAATAATCAGCGCACGCCAGATCTCTGCGCGGAACTCGCGGTCAGTCATCGTCATCGGCTGTGAGCGATTGCCCGTAGACATGGCGGAACTCGTCAACTTTCCGCTGGCGCAGCACCCAAATGGCCGGTTCAGCGTCAGCCTGCGAGGGTCGGCAGCGCCAGCGCTCAGCTAAGAGGATTGTTTCGAGCCAGTCCGGCCCCGCCCCCGCATCGTTCGTGGTGAAGGCTGCGGCGAGGGCGAGGATGTCCCGTTTGGGAGTGCGTTCTGTCGCTGCTCACCGAGTTTGCCGATCACGAGCAGCATCTCGTCGAGACTCAGTTCGTTGACTTCATCCTCAGTCCAGCCGATCAGCGCCCCGGCGAGCGCCAGCGCCATATCGTCCATGTCCGCGCTACGTCCGGCCGATGCCACCCGCTGAAACGCCCGCAAATGCTTGAGCTTCATCTTTGTGATCGGGCGGATCGTCAGCGTCTTGTGGGCGAGGATCGAATCGTCGCCCACTTCGACTTCAACAACGGTCGTGGAGGGTTCCGTCACGGGAAGGCTCCTTTCATTATGGCAGGCTCGCCAGCTCGTTGACCAGGATAAACTTGCCCTGATTGCCCGCTGTGGTGTTGTAGCGGCTGCGGAACTTCATCACACGGATGTCGTTGCCGTTGTCCTCACCGAGCGGGCCGGGATTGAGGTACTTGATCGGGGCATCCATGATGATCTTGCGGTTGCTGTAGGTCGTACCGGGCGTTGCCACCGCATCGCCATTTAGCTCCAGCCGCAGCAACTCTGGCGTCTGCGCACGCCAGTCGGCAAGCTCGCCGGTGTTGCCGTCCGCGCCGGTATCGTGCAAATAGGAGAGTGTGCCACTGACCTTGTGGCCGCGATAGGACGGATAACTGTAATACAGATTGCCGTCCATCGTAAAAGTCGGCTGCCAGTAGATTTCGTAATCGACCTGGAAGGCGATCAGTAGATTGCTCACCTGTGTGGTGCCGTAGGTGCCGCCGATCGTGTCGATGTAGATTTTGCCCTTCTGCGTCGGAAACTCTCCCGCTCCCAGGCTTGGGATCGTCGCGCCAGCCGAGAAGCCCGCGCCCAGTCGCGCCACCTGTCGGCCCATCAGCGTGCCGCTCATCCGTGCCGTCTGCCCCATCGCACCCTTCAGGCTGATCTTGGTGCAGACGGTGTATTCCATCTGCTCAACCTCAAAATCGTCACCGCCCTGGATCGTGTAGGGCACAGCGGTTGGTTTCGCGGTCGTCGGCGTGTTCGTGGTGTAGATTTTGTCGGTGCCAACACCATCAGCGCTGCCGGTGGTCGCGCCGCCGAAACCCATCGCAACCAGATACTGCAGTTGCTCGCTCGTCGCCGGCACCTCATCGAGCGAGAGCATGCCCAGCAACTGCACCACGGACGTGCGATCCGCGCCGTCGATGACGCCGATCCATTCCTCAATCTCTTCGATCTTGCGCTGGTCATCGAGCATCGTCGCCCCGCCGCGCCAGCGGGTCGTTGCCGCGACCGCCGTGCCAGGCGTAACCTCTTTGCCGAACTGGATGCGGCGCAGCCGCTTGATGCCGACCGCCATGGGTTACTCGCTTTCAGCCGCCTGCTCAGGCGCGCTCTGATCTGGTTCAGCGTACAGGCCGCTGGTCAGCAGCCACGCACGCAGCGCCGCCGCGTCAGCAAGCCTTGTCTGGTACACCGCCTTGAACTGCGGTGAGAGTGTCGCGAACAACTCGTCAAGGTCATTCGCTGAGAGATTGCGCGCCGGCACATCCACGATCGCTTGGCCCGTGCCAACGTAACGTAGCCCCTGCAATTGCTCAACACCCTTGTCCTTTGCCATGTGACCCTCCTTATGGCCCCATCACGATGTTGTATGGCTTCTCCACGACGGGCAGCAAGCACTTCAGCCCCCAAAACCCACCATCGGCCCAGACGATCGGGCCGTGCTGATACGTGAATAGTTGCGGCGAGGTTCCGTCGCCAATATGCAGGACCGCGCCCCCGAGCGTGATGTCGGCGACGAGCGCCACAAAGATCGGCTGCGGCCATTGGATCGAGCGGCTGTGCAGTTCTGGCAGTGGCGTCCCGCGTTCGCCCACGAACACATAGATCACCGCTGTCCAGTCGTGCTTCGCAACCCCCGCGCCGCCGCCCATCGCCTCGGTTGACCATGCGTGTTCGACCTGTGGCGCGAGACTTAGCACGGCGCACGGGAACTCACCTAAGCTCGTACTCTCCTTTGGGTCAGCATAGACCTTCCTGAGCGGCCCCGGCGAACTTGCGATGGTCAGCAGGCTTGTACGGAGCGCGGCGAGCGCGAGCGCGATGGTCACGAGATGCCCACCAGATTGCGCTGGATCACATACTCGGCTTTCGCACCGAGGAGTTCACGATCCAGAATAGCGGCGAGCTTCGCGATGATCTGTAAGTGCAGATGGCCTGGCGAGCCGTGATTGTAGTGCGCGACATACAGCCGCGCTAGGTCGATCTCGCGCTGCTGGCGTTCCTCGAACTCCTCAAGCCATTGGGTGATCGGAGTTGGTTCATTGGTCTTTTCGTCGTCCATTGGTTGTTCCTCCCTTTGGATTACATCGGTACCTGTCGGATATAGTTCTTGAACATCTGCTTGATATGCGACGGCCAGTTGTTCGACGGAATGATCATGCCGAACTCAGGGATGGCCGTGCGATCGATCGGTGCGCTGCGCTTCTGATAGGACCAGCCGCAGAGCGCATCCATCGCCCAGACGAAGTCAGCCGGCAGCGCGGCCAGGTCTGCATAGCCGCCCGTGTAGCTCAGGCGCATCAGCAGGCGCTGCCCGCGCAGATCAGCAAAGCCCTGAGACGCGCGCACGACACAGCCGAATGTGTTCTGCTCGATGTCGAGCGCCGCCGCGCTAAGATCGATCCCTGCCGACGACGACCCACGCCGGTAGCTTGCCGCGCTGATCGCTGATATCACTGGCACCTTCGGGTAGCAGGTTAGCGCGCCCTCAGCATCAATGAGTGCGCGCAGGTCCTGGTCGGTGTAGGTCGCAGCGCTGAACATCTGATTGCAGTACTGATCGACCGCGCGACTCATCCCGGTGATCAGGCGCTGCATCTCGTCCGCCTCATTGATCGGGTCGGTGCCCGTGCCCGCCGAACCGAGATAGGCGAACACGTTTGCTGGCGTGGTGTAGTCGAAGGCCACTAGCGATAGCCCGCCGCGCGAGCCGCATCCACATGCCACGGTGGCACAATGACCACGCCATCCTTGACCTCGTAGCTGCTGTGGCCGAGCTGCAATTCGCCGTTGAACGCCACCTCGCTACGCAACGTGACCATGTTCTGCGGTGCCTGGCCCGCTGCACTGTCATCGTTCGTGTCGTGCGGCAGCGCCGCCTTGGTCCGTTGTTCAGCCACAGGATCGATCTCCTCATAGCCGTTGCCGCTTCCCACGCGCCGCTTCACACCGAACAGGGTGACTGGCTGCTCGTTGCCCCACAGATCGGCGCTCAGATCGAGCGTCGCATCCTCGTTGACCTTCAGGATCACGGCGTCGGCACTGTGCTGACCTTCCCACACACGGATGCGGTGCGGGGCATCCGTCGCCTCGTCGGCCATAATGGTTTTCACGCCCACCACGTCCTTTGGCGGTATAGGCTCCCTCCGCGGCTCCGGTACTGGTGGCTCCGCAGGCACGGCCGTCTCAGGCTCAACCGCTTCTGGCGGATTATCCAGCGGAAACGAGTCGGGCGCAGGCTGCGTGGCCATGCTGTCGTGCGCTTTGGGTAGTGATGCTTTGCTTCGTTCGGCCATTCTCGTAACTCCTCTCTTTAGCGGGCCTTCAAATCAGCTTCAACCTAACCATTGGCAATATTCGTGATGGTGCCCAGCGCGAACGGCGCATAGACCTTTAGCACCTCTTCGCTATACACACCCGTCGCGTTCGCGCGAGTGACGATCGGCCAGGGGATTTGGTAATAGTCGCGTCGGCACTGCACCTGCGCCACCTGGGGGACGTTCGCCGACTGGTAGAACGCCGGCAGATTGTTGCACCAGAACAAGATTATCCCCGCCGGCAGCGTCGGATGCAGCTTGATCGGAATCACATTCCCGCCATCGAGCGAGTAGGGATTCATGTAGAAGCCGACGACCGCGCCAGCCGTAAACGAAACGTTGTTCGACCCGGCGTCGATATTGAAGCGCACCATCGGATTCGCACCACTGACGAACACCTTGTTATAGATGTTGGTCAACTCCTGGCTGTTGACATAGATAACCTCGGGCGAGACGCGGTAGCTATCCCAGAAGGCTTTCAGCGCCGTGTCGATCTCGCTGATGGTGCCACGTCCACTGGCGGTCAGTGCAGTGCCGGTGCCCGCGGTGCCGGGCGCCAGCGCCTTGTAGTAGGCCAAGCTGCTATTCCAGGCCGTGTAGAGCAGCCCATCAAAGCCGGTCGTGTTGAGCGAGTAGTCGGTGCCAGGCACCGTAACAGCGCTGTAGAGTTGGCCTGTCCCTAGCAGCGGTGCGCTGATGGCAAGGCTATTGATCGTGGTGATCGCCTCAAGTCGCTCAGCGCCCGCCGCGCCGACGTACCAGGCGTAGGCGACCGCGCCCTTGATCGTCGTGGTGTTCAAGAACAATGTCTGCCCCAGCGTTACAGCCTGGGTTTTGTTGGCCGATGTAATCGACGAGCCGCCATTCAGCGTATAGGTGAGGCCGTCCATCCCGGTCACCGTCAGCAGTCGCTTGATCCCGCCGGCGATCGTGGCCATCTGGTAGCCCTCGTACGTGAGGGCGAAGACATAGACAGAGTAGGTGAGCGCGGGCAGCGTTGCGGCGGCTCCGCTCGCGCTGCTGGTCGGTGTTGCTGGTGTGCCGAGCGCTACCGACAGGTTACCGCCCAGGATCGCATGCTCCTCTTGGATCATGGTCTGTTGTAGCAGCCGCGTACCAGCGGTGCTCATCACATCCTCGAAGCCCATGCCTGCCGACTGCGCCTCGAATGTCACATCGGTCTCAAGGCCGATGGTCTTGTAGCTGGCCGACTTCTGTGACGTGGTGATCTGCATCCGCCCGGCGCGCTGGCCCTCGGGTACCCACGGCAGGATACCGGCCACGCTGTTGCCGGCGATGGCGTCAACCTGCACCCAATTCGCCGCCGTACCCGCGCCGCTGCCGCGCGTTTGCCGGGGGATCGAGTTACGGATCGGGGTGAGCACCGGGTAGAGGTTTTTGGCTGGGGCCTCAAGATCGTACGCCACGAGATTTTGCGCCACGGTGATCGTCCCGGTGGCTTTGCGCAAATCCTCGATCGAGCCACCCAGGCCCACCCCCGCCCCTCCGATAATCTTGCTGACCGCGCCGATCGTTTCCGCCGTCACGTCGCGGCCATTCTGGTCAATGACTTGTACTGGTAGCATTGGCTACTCCTCTGTTTTGTGTGTCGCCGCGACGGCGGCTACTGATACTGCGCTCGGAGCGCTTCGTACTGCTGCTGGTATTCCTGACGCATCCCGATCGTTGCGGCGTTCCGTGACAGGTGGTGCAAGTTGTCAAGTTGCGCCTTGACCAGCATGCTCGGCTGTGGCTTTTCGCCATTGGCTGGTTTCTGTCCAGAGATAAGCTTTTCAACCGACCGCAGCACTGGCCCGCCAGGTGCAGGCTGCGCCTCGATCCTGAGTAGGCGATCGTTTACGTTCAGCACCGCCTGTGCAATCGGCGTCATCGCTTTGGTGAACTCTGCGCCAATCGCCGCCGCCATCGTCGTGTCGTCGCCCTCATCGGCCATCGCACTAATCGCCTTCTGCGCTTTGGTGCTGCCAGCTGCTGCCATCATGCCGAGCAAGGTTTTGACCGTGTTCTCCATCGCGGACAGGTTGTTCGCGCTGAAGGTTCGGCCCGCCTTGCGCAGCGTCTTGGCTTTGGCCGCTGCTGCCAGCATCGCCGGATCGCTCTCGCCCTCAGCGGGCGGTTCTACGGGCTCCTCTTCCGGCGTGTTCGCTTCGCCGCTGGCCTGCTGGATCAGCGCGATCGCCTGGGTCATCAGGCTTGCGCCGTCCATATCACCGGCCAGCTCCAGATCGTTACGCGCAGCCTGGATCATCGCGACAATCTTCGCTGGATCGGCGCTGGCTTTGGCGAGCGAGGTTGTCGCCACATGGCCAGCGAGCTTCTTGATAGCGGCGATCGTGTCGGCGTCCAATGCCGCCGGTGGCTGCTGCTCCAGGGGTTCTTCCTTCGGCATGGATGCCTCCATTTTCAGAACGGTAAATCGCGCGTCAGGGTTGGCTGGTCGATCAACTAGGCTGATCTCAGAAAGCAGGGTGACGAGTCGACGGGTATAGGTACTGCCATCGGCGCGCTTGACGATCTTCGGATCAGCCTTGCCGCCAATTGAGAACCCCTTATACACACCGGCGCGCGTCTTCTTGATTGAGTCATCGTCAACCACGAGCGCACGCAGATACACGGTGCGCGCCTCGTCGTCTGGTGTGATGACCAGCGCCTTCCCGGCGGCAATCGGCTGGTGCATCGCGCGGATATTGCCCCACTGCGTATAGTCGGGCAGCATCGCCTTCACGCTGTCGTAATCCACAACCTCATTTTCGGTATCGACCGATTCGGTTGTGGCGATGCCCTCGACGATAAGTCCGTCGGGCGTCTCTTCGACTTTGGTGAATGGTGCGTAGAGAAGATTCATTGCAATACAAACGCCGCTCTCAGCAACTGCTGAGAGCGGCGTCATTCACTCGTGTGCGCGAGACTGTGCTACGCGCGACTAGATTGTCGTAACGTTGGGGTGTGTCAGATCAGTCAGATCAGCTCTGCCGACTCGGTTCGTCCAGGGAATGTACTTCGGAGCATCTACCTGGCATATCTCCGCAGACTCGCAACCCCCTCGTCGAACACACCCCCATTGCAATTGTGCGAATCATTGTGCGAATCGTGGTCAGATGCCTACTGGCACGCCATCAGTATAGCTTATGACAATCTGCTCGTCAAGGGTCATTTTCAATGGTTCGCGCGGGCCTGGCCATATAGGTAGCAGCACGCCACAGGATTGGCATTTGAGCGTGAAGCGCCCGACGATAGCTGCGCGCGGGATGAGCGCGATGATCGCATCGCAGTGTTTACAGGTGAAGGTGTCGAGCTTCGGTGTCATGTTGCATTGTCCAGTTTCTGTGCTACACGGTCGAGCGCGCCTTCGAAATACCGTTCGATCTCAGCCTGATGTGCTTCGGCAATTGCTTGAGCTGTCTTCCAGCGACCCTGGTGCATCTTCGCCTGCTCATCTCCTTGGACGAACGGCCCATACGATGCACTGTTGCCGATGCTCGCCTCGAACCCGCTCTGCATTGGCGCGAACTCTGGCCGCGCGGCAGTCCACATACGACCCAGATTTCCAGTGCGTCGGTAGGTCGAGTTGCCCGGCGCGGCTGGATAGTCGGCGAGCGACGGGATGAGCGAGAGTAGCGCGGCTGACGCAGCCTGCTCCAGCTCGGGCCGGGCGATCTCGGGATACTCGCGTAGCGCGGCCAGGAGTGGCGCGAGGCCCTGGACTGCAACGTCAAAGCTCAAGATGCCGCCCGTTGTACCATTGCACGAAACATCTTTCCATCTTCCCCTGACAGCACCTGAACTGCCAGCACACGGTAGAGCACCCCTTGAAACTGAAGCTTCGTCCGCTTTCGGTAGGCTTCCTTAATTGTCGCGTAGTCGGCTGTGCCGTATGTACCGGTGAGTATTTGTGGCACCGGAAGTGACGCACGCCTACGGGGCTTCGGCTTCGGTGGTTCTGTGATCTTCCAGGGCGTACGCAGTGCTTTACGCTGCTGCGCGCCGCTTAATTTCTTGGGCTGCTCAGTCTGCTCTTGCGCTTCTTCCATACTACAGTTCCTCTGGCCTCTTCACAATCGGCACGACCCAACAACGGCAGTTCGGATGCGCTGGCGGCAGATCGCCGCCGAATGTGATCTCACTGTTCGCGAGCGGGCCGCACACTGGACACACCGCCTCGTCATTGCTCGTGCGCCACTCCATAGCCTTGACCACAGCACTGGCCTGCCAGGCCGCTGCGTTCGCGCTCGCGTAGAGTCGTGTGACTTCTGTTATCGCTGCCACATCCGCGCGTGGCCCGGTCCACACACGCCCCACACGCGCGATCAGATCGTCCATCGTGCCACCGGTCTTGATCCAGTCAGCGACCACTTGGCTGACCTGCGCCTGACTCGTCGCCGTTGCTTCCTGAGCAAACGCTGTCGCGCGCTCCTGTGCCAGCTTCAGCACAGCCTCGTTGACGAGCGACCAATCAACGCCGATGGGCAGGGCGTCGAGGCCGGCAGCTGCTGCTGCCGCTGCCGTCTCGTCATAGAAGGGCAGCACCGATTGCGCGAGCTGGGCCGGCTCGGCTGACCACGTCTCGCTACTCACTGCCCCGCCGCTCGCCGCCAGCTCTGTGGCAATACGCTGCTGCTGAGCCGCGTAGGCTGCCGCAAACACTCGCTGGGCCGCGCGCTCGCGCCGCTCTCGCTCCTTCTGGTCAGCTGGTCCCTGCTCATCGTCGGCGCGCTTGGTCAGGCGCTGGAAGCCGCCCGGTGCTGGCGCTGCCGGTGTGGCTGGCGGGCCGGGCGCGGGGCCGTCGAGATCAGGATAGCGCAGCCCGCGCAACTCCTGCGACGACACCGCGCCAGCATCGTAGTACACCTTATCCATGTTCGCCGTCGCGACCTTGTCTTCAGCCTCGCCGAACTCCCAGTGCCATTCGCACTGCGGCTGTCCCAATCGCGTCTGAATGACCGGATCGAAGATGGCGGTCTTCAGCCACTTGGTCAGCGGTCGCAGGCCGCGCCGCTCGTTGACATTTTCCTGGCCCTGCGAAGTCGCCTTGTTGATGTCGGCGGTAAAGCCGATCTCAGCTGGCATCGTGCCATAGGCCGCGCACGTGATCTTGAGCATCCACTCGTCGATTGCGGTCTCGTAGCGCCCGCCCTCGCTCAATTCTTGCAGCGTCTGGAGCTTGGCAGCCCACGGCAAAAACTTGATGCGGGTACGCGCCCGGTCGTCGCCAGCCAGCGTCGCGTTGAACCATTCCTCGAACTGGGCGACCTGTTCGGGATTCAGTAGGCCATCTGGGGGCGCGGCCAGCGCCGCCGGAATGTTCCCATCGGTGAAGTGCGCGAGATCAAACGACTGCTTCCGCAGCGCGGTGTTCACACGAATAATGATCCACTCACTCGGCGGGAAGCCGTACGGCGTGAAGCTTCGCGGCCAGCGCGGGCGATAGATAAGCTCTTGAGGCGAGAACTCGGCAAAGTCGTCGTCGTCAGCGTCCGGCCCGGCGCGCTCGTAATTCGACCAGGGCGTGCCATACAGGATTTGCTGATAGGCGGCCGTCTGCCCGCGCGCATCAAGCAGCGGCTTGATCGTCGCTCCGTCAACGACCTCTAGTCCCCAGAGCCCACCGCCCATACTCGGCTTGGGATAGATCGTCAGCGCATCAAGCACGAACAGATCGTAGAGCGCCATCGAGAGCCAGGGCGCGAAATCATTCACCCGATCCGGCTTGGCGAACCAGGTGGTCAGCGCGTCACATGCGCCCTGCTCTGCGCCCTGCGCCTTCTTCTGCTTCGCGACGATGTGCCAGTCGAGACCGCACACCTCTTCGATCCGTGTGGCGATGCACAGCGCCGCCACGTCGTAGAGTGCGGCGAGACTGCGGAGCTGCTCGAACGGGGTCAGGCCGGGGTACTCGCGCCGTGGGGAGAGGACCGTGTTCACGCTGACCGGATATTGGAACTGGCGCGGCTGTATCTGCTCGATCTGTGGCACGGTCGGCGCGAGCGGCACGCCGGGGCCGAACGCGCGCGATTGCAGGGCCTGCGCGTAGTTCGTGCCAGCGAAGCGGTCGGCGATGCGTGCGAGAGCGAACGCACGCGGCGTCAGGTCGATTGGCTGCACCCCGGCGGGGATGGTCGGCATGCTATCCTCGTCTCACTGCGCCGATCAGGACGCTCCAGAGCCAGCCACCGATCGCAAAGCCGAAGCCAAAAAGGATCGCGTAGACCAGGAACGTCAAAGCTATTTTCGCTGAATAGACATCAGGCATTGGCCACCTCCGCTTGTTGTGCTTGGGCCTGGCGCTGGTAGAAACTGAGCAGTGCCGACGCGCCGCTCGATACACCGCTCGCGACATAGCGCAGCGCATCAAGCCGATGGAAGGTGCGCTTATTCTCGATCTCGTTGGTCACCTGCCCATTGCCGTCAACCTTGCGCTTGTAGCTGCCGATCTCGTCGCGAACGCCTCGGCAATCCTCGAAAATAAATAAGCGCTTCTCAGCGAGCAGCGCATAGACCTTATCGATCCCCGACTCAACATCGCTGATCGGCGGCTGCGCGACCCACACGCCGGCGGCGTTCCAGTCCATCCGTTGCTGTGTCTCACCCGGCGCACCGCCATACCAACCGACGATGTTCTCAGTCGCCCGATAGGCTAGCGCATCAGCGGCGTGATCCTTCGTTGGTCGGTCGCCCCCCAAACTCTCGCGATACAGATAGTAGCAGCGGGTCACCGGGTTCTCTGCCAGCCACACCAGCGCCGTATTCGCACCGCCGAAGTCGAGGCCAACATGGCGCGGCCACTCAGCCGGGATGGCGAAGCGTGGCACGACATGCACGCGGTCATCGAAGCAGCCATAGATCATTCCCGCTGGCCGCGCGAACTGTCCATCATAGAACATCAGGAAGCGCGCGCGCTGCATCTTGGAGCGCATACGCTCATACTCAGCGCGGGGAAAGGCCGGATTGAGATAGCTCGGAAACTGGATCACAGCGATATCCTCGGCACCAGCCAACCAGGGATCGTATATCTCATGCTTGAGCCAGCCCAGGTTGTAGATTGTGGTTGTGCCCAGGATCGGCCCCTGACTAAGACTGAGGCGGCGCAGCACCGCCTGGTACACATCGAGCGTGAAACTATCCTGGCCGGCCTCGTCAAGCCACGCCGCATGCGCGCTCGCGCTCTCCAGTCCGCCCCCGCTCTCTGCCGAGCGGAGGATGATGCGGCCCCACATTGGATCGTCGGCGCGCTTGGCCCAGAACTGCCCGGTCTCTGGATCGGCCAATTCCAGGATGCGATCACCTGACCAGTAGCGCCCGATGCGCAAGACGTACTCGAACGTCTCGCGCAACGCCGGCAGTAGCTTGAGCTTGAACAGATCATAGCTCGATGTGACTGCCAGATAGTCGCCGCGTCCGCATCGCCGTACTTGCTTCCACAACCACCACGGCCCCCAGCTCGTCTTGCCCGACTGTGTGCCGGCCAGCACGAAGGTGAAGCGTCGTTCGCTTTGCCACGCGCGCGTTTGGCCAGGGTGAAAGTTGAGCTGGAGCTGTCCATCACTCGTCAGGTTCCACAGATTCATCGGTCAGCTTCACCACGATCTCGCGCACCGGCGGTAGCCCCTGCGCCGGCCCACGGCCAGCGGCCTCGATATCCGGCGCGAGGCCCGCCATCGCCAGCACCATATTCACGTAGGGTAGATTGGCCTTCTTAGCCTCGCGCCGCACCACACCCAGCACCTCGGCAACATCATGCTTGACCAACTCGCGCGCGAGCGTGTTCACCTCGTCGATAAATCCAGGGATGCGCTTCCAGTCGGAGAGCGTGGCCTCATCACAGCCAATGTGTTGCGCTAGCACCCGCTGGGTCTTCGGGCTGCGCTCGGCTTTCGGCAGCGCAAGCCACCCAATAAAGCGCAACTGATCTGCGCTCCAATTTTTGGCTTCCTTTGGCATTCTAGTCGATCCGCTTCACTCGCTCCATCACGCCCGGCGCATAGTGCGCAGCGTTCCGCTCCGAGTTGGCCGGACCTGAGCAGAGAATGGAAACGCCGACGATGGCGGTGATGAAGGCGTGAAGTAGCCATCGCATCAGCGTAACCGCCGCGCTGCCAGCGTGCCTGCCTCGCCCGCCTGACCTGGCAGTCGCACCGGCTGGGTCGTCACCGATCTTAACCAAAGATTGACCACATTCGCGACGAGCAGCACGATAGCGGCGTCGCGCGCGATCTCAGGCGAGATGCCGAACTGCGCGACCTCGGGACCAGCGAACAGCGTCGCCAGCATAACGATGAGCGTGATCACCGCCGACGCGCCGTTGATCAGGATTGTTTTGGATCTAGTCCAGTCCTTTTTCATAGCTACCTCATAACGAATGCGGCGTGAATAGCAAGCATCGCCGCGATCTCCACCACCGCAATAACGAGCATCCAGAGGCGCGTCTGCCGATTGAGCGTAAGCCGGCACGACACGAAATCAGCCTGTAATGCCATCACCAGCGCGATCAGATACTTGCGCTGTTGATCGGCTCCCATCGCATCGAGCACTTCGTCACGGATCGGCGGTGGCGCGAGCACCGCATCGATTTCGGCAATCGCCGCCCGCGCATCGTCAAGATCAAGCGTGATTTGCGGCGGTGTATCGCCGCCGAAACGCGCCGCGCGCAGCTCCAGCTCATTGAGTCGGCGGCGGTGCTGTTCGCGCAGTTCGATCAGGTGCTGGCGTTCACGCGCGGTCGCCATCAGGTTTCTCCAGTGCGGCGACGCGCGCGCGCAGTTCCTCAATCGCGGCCCGCAGATCGGCGATGGTCTCGCGCTTCCGGTCAAGTCGATTTTCCAATGTCTCGTAGGGTCGGATCATAGCAACCGCGCTTTGTGACTGCATGCGATTCACCAGCGACGCATAGATTTCGGTGCTGACCGACTCGAACTCGCGCCAGATCTGCGAGCGCCGGTCGATCAGCCGTACCAGTTCGTCACCCAGGATCTCTTGCACGCGCGCGGCCCGCTCTTCGTCGCTCATGCCTTCACCAGTGCTGCCATCGGCACAAAGCCGATGCCGCTGCGTATCCAGGCCCAGCCGGCGGTTACGTCGCCGACCTCCACCATTTCACCGGCATTGAAGACGGTCGCGCCATTCATCGGGCCGGTAGCGAGTTGCGCGCTGGGGTCGCGCGCTGTGAACACCGCTTGCGGCACACGAAAGACGAACCGACCGATGAGCGGCGGCGCAATGGGCCTGGGCTCGTTCAGGTCAGCACGCAGTTTATTCGGATCAAGGTAGCGACCGGGGCAGGTGCGACCGATCATGCACTCCTTATGAACATTGACCGCATTGGGGATCATCATCCAGGCGTGCAGGATCGCACGGTTCACGTCCAAGAGCAGTCGGTACTGCGCAGGCGACGGGGGGCGCGCATCGAAGTCGCCGACGTTCTCAATTCCGAGGTGGTTATTATTGCAGGGGCCGGCATGTACCCCGACATGCGAGAGCGGGGTCATCTGCCAAATGCCACGATCGGCGGGGTTCGGTGCTTCCGCAGCAAGGTAGAGGTGCGGGCCGGCGCTCCATCCCTTACCGATGTAGGTTGCCTGCATACTCCGCATGCTTGCGAGGCCACGCCACTGCGTCTCATTCGGGACGTAGGTGTTGTGGTTCGTAATCCCAAAGCACCAGCTCGGGCGCGGGATCGTGTGGAGATATTCGACAAAGGCGTCAAGGGTCGGCCAGTGTTTGAAATCTGCGTCGAATGCTGGGGGCATGAAAAAACGCCACCTCTCCCGCGACGGGCTTGGGTGGCATCGCTATGATAGCATCAGAGATAGCGCTATGTCAAGCGGCACACAGAGTCAAGCCATCTCGTGGCGCCGCTTGCACCGCACCACGAGATAGGCTATGATAGGGCTGACCAGGGCGCGCGGCTGGCTTGGGTGGCTCCTTGCGCCAAGCGGCCCTGGTCAGCCTAATGCGGTGTGAAACTCGTCTGGGCGTACTGCCCGCCCACGGTCGCATCGACCACCACGGTATAGCCCGCCGTCGCGCCGCCAATGCTGAAAGTCATATGGGCCACGCCATCGGCTCCGGTCGTCGCTGGCCCCAGCGCCGTATTCGTGCTCTTGTAGTGCGCCAAACCGCTTGCCGTTGCGCCGCTGACAACATGGCCGTCCACAATGAGGCGCGCGCAAAGCGTCGTATCCGAATACCGCGCCGGGCTGGTGATCGTCATCCACGCCTGCGCACCCGCTGCCGGTGCTGGTGCGTTGGTTGCACAAACCCCGCTCGGCGGTGGGATTACTACCGGGGTGTTTGTCGGCTCTGACGTTGCCGTTGGTTCTGGTGTGTTCGTCGGTTCTGGCGTCTCAGTAGGAAACGGCTTCGCCATCAGCGGCAGGTAGGCGCATTGCTGAGTCGCGCAATCCTCAATCGCCGCCGTCGCCGGTCGGTCGCGAAGCAGCCACGGCGCGAGCGCGAGCAGGAACGCAAGGCCGAGTACGATGAGTGCAACCCGCGATTTTCTCATAGATGCGCCTTTGCTTCTTGCAACAGCGCCTGCTCTCGCTCTGAGAGTGGCGGGGGTTCGGCTTTCACGATCTGTAGGCAGTGAGCACGGGCCCTGTCAGCATCAGCGATGTATCCTTCGAGATATTGCACCACAGCGGACCAATCACCCGCTTTCTTGGCCGCACTCGCGCGAACACTAGCGACCTTGCGTAACTCGTCGAGCGTGGCCGGCGATGGTTCAGCCGCTCGCAGCCGCGCTTCTGCCTCGTCAAGTCGCCCCGCGCGACGGAGCGCACCGATCTGTTTTAAGTCCTCGTAATCAAGAAGCATCGCCTGTCATCTTCTCGTAATCTGCTTTAACTTGACTTACGTCCATGTAGTATGGTGTACTAGAACGTCCATGCTATATCGAATCGAGGAGATCATGGACCATCAGCGCTTCCGGCGCAAGCGCCTCATTGCCCGTCTTTTTGATGCTGCTCTGGCTCAGTACGCTGGCGAACCAGGCTTTCGGCTACACTCAGCAGTGTATCCGCCTCCCGTGCCGAAAACTCCGGCAGAAGATCAAGCAACTTCCCCACACCAGGAATCGCCTCAGCAACAGCCGCCGCCCGACGAGACCGATCAGCTATCGAGTTCGACCGACGAACCTTAAACTCAGCCAAGACGGCCAGATCGTCAACGGGCATGCCAGTTTTTTCCGAAATCACCAGCAGCGTCTCGAACGACGGCGTTGTTGCCATGTTCTCTAACTTCGACCAAACCGAGTGGCTTATCTTCGGTTCTTCATCTGCGATTTCGCGAACAGGGCGATCATTGCGCCAGTGGCGCAAAAAATCAGCGAGCGCCTTTGATGGCTTGTGCTGTCTCTTTCTTGGCACAACGATAGTATACATGGAAAACTCCTAGTTGACAACTAGATAGCACCTATGATATACTGTCTCTTACAAGATACAACTTAGTCGAGGTAGAACCAATGGCCCTTCCTAACGACATGCAGGTAGTCCCGGTCATCTTGTTCAAGCGAGATGTCGAAGCGATTGATCAACTCGCGCGCAACTTGCGCCAATCGCGATCTGAGTTTTTGCGGACCCTGATCGTGGATGGGCTCGTTGCTTTTTCTTTGCCCTCTCGTCTCTCAGAAGAGACAAATGAGTCTCTTGAGAACCAGTCCGCCCCCGTCGAAGCCTAACATCACAAGGAGCCACCCACATGCGCGCAACCGCACACAAACCAGCCACCGTCATCCCGATGGGCAAGTACATCGCCTACAACCGGGCGACCCAGGACTATGACTTTTTCTACGACCGCCGCTACCTCGGCAGCCGCGCCAAGCACCACGACGCCGAACAGTGCCTGAACGAGTATGTCTATGACATGCTCGCGCACGGCAGCACACGCACGGCGACCGAGCTGGACAGCGGAAGCAACGTGGAAGGGGTAGTGGCGGATGTGAACTGGAACAGCGCCCCCGCTGCCTGCTATGTCTGTGGGTGTGCTGCCTGGGAGCAAGGGCAATCCGGCCCGCTCTGCCCCGATCATTTTGGCGTCGAGCAGGAGTGGTTGCACCCCACCTTCACCCAGCTGATCGAACTAGCGGTCAATGGCCCCGCCCCCATACCTGCACCCCAGCCCGCTCCCGCCCCCGGCCCGCATGGCCCCGAAGAGGACACGACGTATGGCGGCTGGCGCTCGCGCGACCTACACGCCGCCGGCCTGGTGCCAGCGTATGAGCCGGCCCTGCTGGCCGCGCTCTACTGGCGCGAGCACGCACGCTGGCTCTTGCTCGTCGCTGCACTCACGCCCGCGCAGCTCGCTCGGCAGGCCGCTGCGCACATCGCCTATGCGCAGCAGTTCGGCGCGAGCATGATCGGCCAGGATCAACTACTCAACTCCTGGCGGCAGAAGATCGCCGTGCATCTCTCGCAGGCCGGGAGTGGGAACGACGATAGCGTCTGCTCTGTCATCTTCGAGTTGGCGACGACCGACCCCCGCGCGCTGATCGAGTTCCTGCGGGGGCACACCGAGCAGCAGCGCGCGCGCCTGGCCTGGCGCTATACCGCCTGGCTCAAGCGGTATCACGGCGTTGAGCGGCTGCCGAGCTTCATCGCTGGCAACTGGCAGGCGCTGTGCGAGGTGATGCCGTGGGAGTGCAGCTGCGGCTGGCAGCACGGTGATGCGGGATGCCCCGCGCGGGCGGTTGACGACAACGCGGCCTGATCTCAGTATCTCACGAAAGAGGCATCCTGTGACTCAACAGATCATTGCCATTTTCGCCGCCGCTTGGCTTGTCACCGTGCTGCTGCTCCTGCTTGAACACACCTACCTGCGTGGACTGCCGCGACTGTGGCGCTACACCATCGGCACAGCGGCTATCTGCCTGGGGCTGAACCTGATCGGCCTGCTGGTCGAGGATGTGTATCTGCTCGTTGCACCGTGGTTCATCGCCAGCGCTGGCGGCGTGGTCGTCGGCGCGTATGCGATTCGGGGCATGCTCAAGGAGCGGGATCGCCAATCGCGACGGAGCGGTGAGATCGTCGGGATGGCGCGCGGCCTCAACCGAGAGTTGACGCAAGAGATTATTGATACAGGAGGGTTCCGTGCCGAATCCGACCTGGGTGGCGCGGGCCGCAAGAATTGAGCTAGCGGAGAACCTGATCGCATTAGCGATCGACATCTCCGAGGCAGTCATGTTTATCGCCGAACGCGGTGCTAGCTCAGCCGACGAATCGGAACTCATTCGCCTCTTGGACGTAGGGACCAAATTGAAGACTATCGCACACGAAGTACGAAAGGAACCGTCGTGATCGAAATCAAAAACCGCTGGACAGGAACGTCGATCTATCAATCCGAAACCGACACGCTCTTTGATGCGTTGGTTGAGGCCACGAATCGTGGCGCTCGCCTGACCGGCGCTCGCCTGACCGGCGCTGACCTGACCGGCGCTCGCCTGACCGACGCTCACCTGACCGGCGCTCACCTGACCGACGCTGACCTGACCGGCGCTGACCTGACCGGCGCTCGCCTGACCGGCGCTCGCCTGACCGGCGCTCGCCTGACCGGCGCTGACCTGACCGGCGCTGACCTGACCGGCGCTGACCTGACCGGCGCTCGCCTGACCGGCGCTCGCCTGACCGGCGCTCGCCTGACCGACGCTGACCTGACCGGCGCTCGCCTGACCGGCGCTCGCCTGACCGGCGCTCGCCTGACCGGCGCTGACCTGACCGGCGCTGACCTGACCGGCGCTGACCTGACCGGCGCTGACCTGACCGGCGCTCGCCTGACCGACGCTGACCTGACCGACGCTGACCTGACCGGCGCTGACCTGACCGGCGCTCAGTTGCGTCCGATCAAGGCCGATGTTTGGTATGTCCTCACCCAGAACCGCAACGAGGTTCCCGGCCTGCGCGTCGCCCTTGGCGATGGCCGGATCAACGGATCTGTCTACGAAGGAGAGTGCGCGTGCCTCGTAGGGACTCTGGCGAATATTCGCGGCTGCGATTACCACGATCTCCGACCAAACAGCGATAGCGCCGCCGAGCGCTGGTTCCTCGCCCTGCGACCCGGCGACACACCAGAGAATAGTTCTGTCGCGGCCATCACGCTCGACTGGATCGATGAGTGGCTGGAGCTGAACGGCATCGCTGTGCTGACGTCAGCACAGCCATAACAGACATCGATTTTAGTGCGATCAGGCTGACCTACAGGAAAGATAAACGGAGGGCGACATGGCCACAGAACTCATAACAGTCGAAGAGGCACGATTTCTTCCCGCACTCTCGCACACTCAGGCACTTGCCCGTCGGGATGCGATGGTGAAGTTCGTAAAAGAAATCATGGTCGCGGGCGTTGACTTCGGCGCTATTCCTGGAACCGACAAACCGACGCTCTACAAGCCAGGTGCCGAGCGGCTGTGTAGCTTCTTCGGCCTGACACCTGATTTTGAGGTCACCAAAGAAATCGAGGAGTGGGGTGGCGATGAGCCACTGTTCTACTACCGCTACAAATGCCGCCTGCTGCGCGACGGGCGGGTGGTCGGCGACGGAGAGGGGAGCTGCAACAGTCGCGAGAGCAAGTACCGCTGGCGAACACAGGATCGGCTTTGTCCCAACTGCGAGAAGCCGGCTATCAAGAAGAGCAAATACCCGCCTCGTAGCGATCCGTCCGCACCGCCAGGATGGTACTGCTTTGCTAAGGCCGGGGGCTGCGGTGCCGAGTTCGTCGCCGACGATCCGGTGATCATTGGGCAAGCGACCGGACGTGTCGCCAACCCAGACATCTTCGATCTGGTGAACACCATTCAGAAGATGGCCCAGAAGCGCGCCTTCATCGCGGCGACACTGATCGCTGTCAACGCCTCGGAGTTCTTCACTCAAGACCTTGACGATCTTACCGTAACGCCGCCGGCCGCTGACGTAGCGTTGCTTGACATCCAGCGGACCGAGTTGGCAGCGGCGCGCGGTCGGCTCCGCATCATCGGCGGCGAACCGCGACCGCTCACGAAGCGTCAAGCCGAAGAGATGGATGCACGCGCGCTGGCCGACGAGATAGGCCAGACGAACAGCGTAATCTGGCGACTGATGCAATCACGACTGGCTACTGTGGCCGCGCAGCAGACTGTTGAGCAGTCCGAGGACTTGGAAGCGCTGTACGACGAGATCGACGCTGCTCAGGCGCTCTGAGCAGCCAACTGGGCAACTATTATCGTCAAGGACGGCAGCGCGCCGGCTGCGTTCGCTGAGGCCAAACAGGCTGTTGAGGATCAGTTCGCGCAGTTCAAAACCGAGCAGGCCGAAGCGCAGCGGCGGGCGCATGAGGAGTACGAGGAGCGCCAGCGCCAGCAGCGCGCAGTGGGAAGCGGAACGGAAGGCGCGCGAGGAGGAGCGCGGGATTCAACAGGCCGACGACGAGGAAGATATCGACGACGACTTTGACGGCGAAGATTCCGAGGAAGACGACGAACTTTAATTATCAGCATGACGAACATCCCAGCGCCAAACTACACACAGATCCCAAACGCCATCCTTGACGTGATGGCCGATATGAGCGACGCAGAACTGCGGATCGTCGTCGCCATCGCCCGCCAAACCTTTGGGTGGCATAAGAAGCGCGACAAGATCAGCCTCTCGTACCTGCGGAAACTAACCGGGATGAGTCGCCAGGGCGTCCTGAACGGCCTGGCAGCCGGGATCGCGCGCGGGCTGATCGAGCGCACACCCGACGAAGCCGACCCGCGCGGGAGTATTTGGTACCGACTCCTGGTGGACATGGATGCGTGGACTGGTCTACCTGGTGGACTAGTCCACCAGGTAGACCAGTCCACGGCGTTGACCAGAACTAGTCCACCAGGTAGACCAGAACTAGTCCACCAGGTAGACACACAAAAGAAAGGGAAAGAAAAGAAAGAAAGAGAGAGCGTGGGGAGTCAATCACACCCACCCGCGCTCGCGCTGCTTTTTGAGTTTTTTCCTGACGCGCAGGTGAGCGAGAAGCAGATCGCTGCGATCTGCTCAACGGCGACCGACGTGACGGTTTGGCGGCAACTCCTCACCCTGTGGCAGGAAAACGGCTGGCAGCCTCGGATCGGCAATCTGCTTGACCGCTACCGGAACGGCGCGTCCAACGGGATAGCCGCGAATCCAGCGACCGAGCGCCCGACGCTACCAGTCGCGCCGTATCGCCCGCCCGCCGACGCGCTTCCGCGCACCGAACTCGCAAAGCGCCTGAAGGAGCTACAGCAACGATGACATCGGAAAAAACGCTCCCCGCCGATATCGAAGCCGAGCGCGCAACGCTGGGCTCGATCCTGCTGAACCGCGAGGCGATCATCGCCGTCGCGCCATGGCTGAAGCCCGAGCACTGCTATCTCGAAAAGCACGCCTGGATTTACACAGCGATGCTGGCGTGCTACAGCCGGCGCGAACCGCCGGATACGCGCCTCGTGAGCGCGGAACTGCGCCGCGCGGGCCGGCTTGATCCTGTCGGCGGCATCCCCTACCTGAGCGAGCTGGTCGACGCCGTGCCGACCAGCTACCACATCGAATACTACGCCCGGATCGTTGAGCGCACCGCGCTGCTGAGGGCGCTGATCGTCGCTGGCGGCAGGATTGCCGCAATTGGCTACGACGAGCAGGGCGAGCTAGACCAGGCGATCGGCGATGCCTATCGCGTGCTTGATGAGGCGACGGCGCGATCGGCAGATGAGCGCGCGCTGATGCCGATCGCGCGGATTGTTGAGGAGCGCTACATGGCGCTCCAATCAGCAGCCGAGCGCGACGAGGAACCGCAGTTCGGTCTGGCGACGGGCCTGCGCGATTACGACGAGATGACCGGCGGGTTGCACAAATCCAATCTGGTTGTGCTGGCAGCTCGCCCATCGGTCGGCAAGAGCAGCTTGGCGCTGTGCATCGCCAAGAACGTTGCTGAGTCAGGCCGGCGCGTGGATATCTTCAGCTTGGAGATGAGTCGCATGCAATGCCTCGACCGCCTGATTGCACATCGCACCGGCGCGAACCTGATGGACATCCGGCAGATGCGACTCAGCGAGCGCGGCCTCGCGACCTACTACGACGCGCTCGGCTGGGCGCACGCGCTGCGCATCGCATTCGACGAGACGCCGGCACTGACCCTGACGGATATGCGGGCGCGGCTCCTACGTCGGGCCGCTCACGAAGGCCCGCCCGCGCTCGTCATCGTCGATTATCTGGGGCTCATGCGTGCGCCGAAAGCTAAAAACCGCTATGAAGAGGTCTCGGAGATCGCGCGCGGGCTCAAGAACCTGGCCAAGGAGCTGGATGTGCCCGTGCTCGCGCTCAGTCAGCTCTCTCGCGCGGTTGAGGGACGCACCTCGCATGTGCCGATGCTCAGTGACCTGCGCGAGAGCGGGGAGATCGAGCAGGCGGCGGATCAGGTGGTTTTCATCTACCGCGATGAACTGTACGACACAGAGACCGACAGAAAAGGCATCGCCGAACTGCACATCGCCAAGCACCGCGATGGCCCAATCGGCGTGGTGTCGCTGCGCTTCGAGGCCAGCACCACGCGATTCGAGACGTTGAGCTATCGCCGGCCAGATGCGTATGTCGCCGCCTTTGATCCCGCACTCGCGCACTTTCGGGAGGCGGCATGATGCTCATCATCTGCGCGCTGTGCGGGCGCGAGGAGCCGCACGAGGCACGCGGCCTGGGCCACGGCTGCTACAACAAAGCTCGCGCGCTGGGGATGCTCTCGGCATTCGCGCGGGGGCGGAGAGCGCCATCGGCGCAGGACCGCCGGTGCTACTGGCAGGCACGCTACCAGCAACAGAAAGCCGCACGCGCGGCGGGAGGAAACTGACATGGCAGACAAAGCACCCTATCGACTCGTCGTCAAGTTCGACGGAGCGCGGCCCGAGAAGATCGCTGAAGCTCTCGCGCAGCTGCGCGAGACGGCCTCCGATTACGACCAGACCGGCGATGCTGCGGCTACGATGACGATCGAGAGCTGACATGACCTACGCCAAACGTGTTGACGAGAATCAAGCCCTGATCGTGCAGGCCCTGCGACGGGTCGGCGCGGAAGTCCAGAGCCTCGCAAGTGTCGGCAAGGGATGCCCCGATCTCCTGTGTGCTTTCCGGGGCGTGAACTACCTCTTGGAGGTCAAGAACGGCATGCTGTCGCCATCGAAGCGCAGGTTGACCGTAGACGAGGCGGCCTGGCACGAGGCGCTGGGCACACAAGGGGCAGGTAGCGATTGTGGCGACGGTTGACGAGGCGCTGCGGGCGATTGGAGCACTCCAATGACGATTCGTGCGTTCTCCTATGGTGGCGGGGTGCAGAGCACAGCGGCGCTCGTACTTGCGGCACAGGGCAAGATCGACTTTCGGTTGTTCCTCTTCTCGAACGTCGGCGACGATAGTGAACGCGCCGATACGCTCACATATGTGCATGATGTGGCGATGCCGTTTGCTGAGGAGCACGAAATCGAACTGCGAGAGTTGCGCCACATGCGGCGCGACGGCACTGAGGAAACGCTGTATCGCAAGCTCACACGGCCCGGCTCGCGCTCGACCGGCATTCCAATCTTCCTCGAAGGCTCAGGAGCGCCGGGCCGGCGCTCCTGCACAGCAGATTTCAAGATCAGGCGTATCCGTAAGGAACTGCGACGGCGCGGGGCGTCGGCAGATGAGCCAGCCATCGTAGGACTAGGCATCAGCCTGGACGAGTTCCAGCGGATGCGGAGCGAGAGCGGATTCCCTGATCAGCGGCTTGAATATCCGCTGATCACGCTTCGTCTGACGCGCCAGGACTGCATCAATATCATCGCTCGCGCAGGCTTGCCTGTCCCTCCGAAGTCATCTTGTTGGTTCTGTCCATTCCATCGTATTCCAGTTTGGCAGGAAATGCTTCGGAATGAGCCAAAATTGTTTGATCGCGCAGTTGCCTTGGAAGTGACTCTGAGCGATCGGAGCGAGTCGCTTGGTCGCGGCAAGGTGTTTTTATCTCGCAAAATGCGCCCGCTCGATCAGGTCGTCGGTGAGCAGGCCGATATGTTCGAGAGCGACGACGCCTGCGAGAGCGGGTTTTGTATGACGTAGAGACTGAGATGCCAATCGACTACGCGCGCTACCCCGCCGACTGGAAGGCCATCAGCCTGCGCATTCGTGAGCGCGAGCAGTGGCGCTGCAAGTGGTGCGGTGCCGAGAATGGCAAGCCACACCCACGCACCGGTAGCAAAGTAGTCTTGACGGTGGCACATCTCGGCACGCCACACGCCGACGGCCTTCCAGGGGATAAGCACGACAAGCACGATGTACGTGACGAAAATCTTGCAGCGCTTTGTCAGGCATGCCACCTCGCCTACGACCTTCGGGATCATATGCGGAATGCAGCTGAGACACGGCGGCGAAAGAAGATAGCAACAGGACAGCTCTGTCTTGACGGTTTGACAGATTAGTGATATCCTCCTCTTGACGGTTTGACAGTCGAGAGGGGGTGATCAGCGAATTTGGAAGATCAGCGCTTTACGATGCAGTCGGGGGTCGTCGCCAAGCAGCTCCACATCAGCCGCCAGGAGGTTAAAAACATGGCCGACGCGGGTGAGCTGGCGTATCGCATTCGCAAACGCGGTACACAGGAGTGGCGGTACTACGATCCCGAACAGGTTAAGAGGATCGCACGAGAGCGTGGGATTTCTAACGCGTAAGGCCGGGCCAGTGCTGCCTACACCGCCCGGCCAGATGTTCGCCCATCAGAACGAACAGGAGGCATTCTATATGATCCACGACGGAAAGACAATTCTGCTCTCACTCCCGACTGTGAAGCTTCCACAGCTTCGCGCTGGTCTCTCGCTGCGCTACTTCGTGCTTATCGCAGTGAGCGAGGCGCTGGCGCTGGCCTGGCTGCTCACAGCGGCGCTCGACGATACGGCGCGTGCTGCGGTGGTCGTCGGGCTGGCGGCGCTTGTGATGGCGGGTGTGGTGCAGCGACAGAGGGCGCGCGAATGAGAGCAATTACGCTGACTCAGCCGTGGGCTACGCTGTGCGCGCTCGGGGTCAAGCGGATCGAAACACGGAGTTGGGTAACCAGCTATCGTGGGCCGCTGGCTATCCATGCGGCTAAGGGATTAGGGCCAGTGGGTGGTATGAAGGGACTTATGAATCAGTGTGCCCGAAAGCACTTCTTGCCAGCGCTCGACATCGTGATGCCGGAGCACCTGCGCGGCATAGGAAGCCCAGCCTCGATAGCTGAGAGGCTTCCGCGTGGCGCGATCGTCGCCGTGTGCGAGTTGTACATGGTCATAAGTACCGATGGGCTATCTATACTCAAAACGTATGCCGAGATGCTGCCGAACGGCAGTGCATGTGTCTGGCGACTCACTGACCAGGAGCGTGCCTTTGGTGACTATACGTCGGGCCGCTTCGCCTGGCTGCTTGCGAACATCCGCGCGCTGCCAGAGCCGGTACCAGCCAAAGGCGCGCTAGGGCTGTGGGAACCTGATACACTGACGCAGATGGCTGTGCAGCGACAGCTGATCGCGAGCGTGGAGGCGACATGAACTACCTTGACACACGCGCCGCCTGGCGTGTCCTCAGCCATGATGTCGGCTTTATGGCGCTCATGATTGGCGTGATCGTGGCTTGGCTCGTATCCACGCCAGCGACGTATGCTACCGTTCAGCCGTTCCATTCCGATTTCATCGTCTTCGGTCTGCTGATGATCGTGCTAATCGAGTTTGCTGCGGTTGTCTGCAAGCTGATCACGCTCGTCGTGCCAGAGTTCTCGCTCTGGTTGAACACGCTTGTCGTCGTGCTGCTCTGTCTGGCCGGCTTCGCGAACTACGCACATGGCCGGGATCTGTTCATGCAGGCACCGCTGGGTACGACGTTCGGGGAACTGCGCACGGCGGGCTATGGTGATCTGGCAGCCGTGGTGTACAGCGGACTTGTACCGGTCTTCCTCTTCACATTCCTCTCGCTTGCCACGGCACGAGCGAAGCGGCTGCTCTATCATCTTGATGAGTTGGAAGTTGAGCGCCGGATCGCACCAGTGCGTGATGCTGTGCGAACCGTCGTGCTGATGCAGCACGAGTTGATTGCACTTGGCGCAGTGGAGCGACCGGCTCTTACTGCTGCTGTGCTGCCTGCCCCCGCTGCACCGCCTGCGACGGCACTACCCGGCACGGTGCGTGAATACATCCGCCAGCAGACACAGCGCCTACTGGAAGCCGAGCCGGGCCTCGGAGCCGCTGCGCTCGCGATCCGTCTGGGCACCAGCGCCGATACGGTGCGGCGTGCGCTTGAGGAGACAAAAGAAGAGCGTGCGCAGAGCACCGCAACCCCTGCGGTCGAAAGCGCACTCCTTGCGGCTGAAAGCGCAGAGGGCGCTACGGATGCCGCAGACCCTGCGACATTGCTTGATACTATGCTGCACACGGCTAGCATGACTCGCGAGCAGGCGCGCGACGTGCTCGCACGGTACAACGTGAAAACCGCAGAGCGTGCGTACGCGGGACTCAAGACGCTTGGCAAGCTCCCGCAGGGGATGACGCTTGACCAGTTCGGGCCACTGTACGATGAACTCGTGGCGTAAGGGCTTTTTGTCCGTCTGTCCGTCTGTCTGTCTGTCCTATGACAGATGCTGTGGCGCGCAGACGGAGACGCGCACAGTCTGCGCATCGCACCAGGAAGCGACACAAGGCCGATTGGGTTCCGAAAGGTGCGCAAGGGGTGCGCGACAGACACGCAGAGGACATTCTTTTTACAAAATCAGCATTTTATTTGACACAGGAAACCGATGCTAAACGGCACTACGCTCTCACAAACCAGCCGCCCGGCCCAGCCGCCGATCGATCTCGAATCGGGCCGGCCCGAGCCGCATGCCGTGGCGCTGCTTGGTGGCGCGGTCGTCGTCGCGTTGTTCGTCGCGATGGTCGGCGGGATCGTCGTCGTGCTGAGCTATGACAAATACGAGATGACCGGCGTGCGGTGGGTGCTGGCGCTCTTCGGCGGTGGCCTGGCGCTGGCCGGCGGCGCAATCGGCTGGACACTCGCGCGTGTACTCGTCGGCGGCTGGCGTGCGCATCAGTGCCGGGTTGATGAGTGGCACAACGCCGCGCTCGATGCCTACGATGCCGCGCAGGGGCAGGTGGTCGAGCAGTCGCTGACGGAGTGGAGTTTGAGTTGTGAGCAGCCGCGTGATGTGCTACTGGCGGCGCTGGCAATCCAGGCAGCGGCGGCGCGCGGGATGGACCGACCATGGAGCGTGCGCAAGCTGGCCGGCAGCCTCTATCTTGGCGATAATAGCTCGCGCTCGATTTTGCTTGGCGAGCTGGCACCATCCGAGGCCGAGCGGATGGCCGCGATGCTGGAACGGATTGGGCTCATTCGTGGCCGGGCCGAGCGCAGCGCCGGTCAGTGGAGCGCACGAACCGCCGATGAGGTGGTCGATAAGGTCGTCAGGGGGATGCGGTCAACTACCCACGGCTAAAGCACGGGGGCTTGTGTCTCAACCCGAATGCTCGGATCGGACACCAGAGGCTGATTGACGGCAGCCCACTTGATATTTAACGCGGCATTGTAATCGGCACACGACGTATGCCCACACGAACGACAGCAAAAGACGGCTTGCGAGGGGCGATTAGCCTTCTCACAATGCCCACAGGCGCTACAGGTGCGGCTGGTGTTCCTCGGATCGACCAACACGAGAGGAATACCCGCGCGTGCGGCTTTGTAGCTCACAAACGCTCTGAGCTGCCCAAAGGCCCAATTGCTATGTCGTGCGCGCTGCTCTGGTCCCCTAGCCCTTGCCCGCGAACGAATGCCCGTCAAATCTTCCAGGGCAATCGTCCGCTTCGTGCGTTCAGCCTTAGCAGCGATGCGCTTACTGATGCGGTGGTTTGTATCGGCCTGAAAGCGCCGCTGGCGTCCGCTCAATTGTTTCAGGCGACGTTTTGCCGACTTAGTACCGACTTTTTGGAGCGCCTGACGACGGCGGGCGTACCACTGGCGGCGCGTCTCAATTTGCGCGCCACTGAACGTCTCGCCATCCGAGTCAGTCGCAATGTTCACGATACCCAGGTCAACGCCCAACACGCCCGCTGTGTCCTGTTCGTCGGCGGCTGGCACCTCGCACGTCACGTACAAGAACCATTCGCCACGTCGGTACACGAGGTCGCTTTCACCCTGCTGGAAGGGCAGCATGGCCCGCTGATGCGCACCACAGACGAAGGGGATAGGCAAGCGGCCATCCATTGTCCAGAGCGACACTGCCGAACCCGGCAGCGCGAACGACAGGCAGCGCGCATCATAGGCCAATGCCCCCAGCGGCGCGAATGTGCGGAGCGTCCTTCTATCCAGCTTGTAAGCATCAGCGACTTTGGCGATACACCTGACTGCTATTTGAGCGCCCAAACCGAACGCGGCCCGCGTATCCACATAGACCAGCGTATGCAAGGCGAACTGGCGAAACGTTTTCGTTTCCCATGCCGCGCGGCTGATGGCATCGCATGCCGCGTTCGCAGTCGTCAGGGTGCGATGCAAGGCGCGTGCCTGCTCTGGTGTGGGGTTCAGTTTGATTTGGGCTGTGAGTTTCATCGTATAATGGCTTTCGCGGCGCGCTGTTCGGCTGGTAACTGTCAGCGCGTGCGGCAACCGGCGTTGCTGTGTTTAGCTCATGCAGCTTGCAGCAGCGCCGGTACAAATGGCCCCGCCTCTTTTTCCGCCTTCTCGAACTGTCGCACCTTATCCCACAGAAATACCTCAATCTGCGCAGTCATCGTGCGATTTTCCACCGCAGCGATCCGTTCAATGCGCGCCATGAGATCATCCGATAGACGGAAGGTTCGCTTCGTTGCCCCTTCCTTTTTGGTTCGAGCCATACATGTATACCTTTCTGCTGGCTTTCGTATGGCTCAATTGTATCATCCTAGTAATCGTATGTCAAGTGAATATATCTTTATGTATATTATATTGACAATAGCCATACGATATGGTATACTTCTCTCATACAACAAAACAGCGCTGGTAAGCGTCACAACCGCTCACCAGCGCCTAACTACCAAGAGGAGTGTACATCCAATGGCAGCTACGATCAATTCTATCACAGGTTTCGTCAAGGATGTTCGCCGCAATCGAGAGACTCGTGATTTTGACGCCTACGTGATCTGCCCTGACCAAGAGGAAATCTACCTCGGAAGCCGCGCCCGCTCCTGGGATGCCGAACAGCTCTGCGACGAATACACCTATGCGCAGTTGCAGCACCAGCCGGTTGCGGTGGAGGCTGTCGACGATGCGGAAACCGCTGAGGACATTGCCGCTGAGATAGCTGAGTATCAGCAGGCGGTCAAGCTGTACTGTCTCGGATTGAACGACGCGGGCGATCAGATCATCTTCGATAAAATGGACGGCCTGTGCTTTATGCTTGGCGGTGCTGGCATGCTCGCCGTTCAGCAAGAGGGGAACGGGAAGCTTCACACCTTCACCCGCGAACAGACAGCGGCGATGTATCGGTTCTTCCAGGCCAGCAGCGTTCAAAAGCGGATGCTCGCAATCCAACGCGCGGTGCTGATCGAGCATGGGCATGGCGTGCTGGTCAAGCATCTGGAAGCGCTGATAGTTGCGCCCGCGCACCCGCCGACATTCCCCGCCCCGGCTGCCCCGGCTGCCCCGGCTATCCGTATCGAGCGCCTGATCAATGATGATACATGCGACGCGGCGCGCTTCGGGACTGAGATGGGCGTCGATTATAGCTGTGGCGCTGGACTAACCAAGGCGCTGATCGGTACAGGCATGGAAAGCAAGCTCGGTATCGAGCTGATCATCGGCGGCTCGTCTGTTAACAGCGATATCGATCAGGTACTCACCCTTGCCGACGTGCGCGAACTGCGCGACAACTTGACCGCGCTGCTAGGGGATGCGCGCTTGGTCGCTGCTTGTACTCGTGTGGAAGCAGGCGCGCCGCCCAAAATGGCCGCTTGATCGATGGCTGAGAAGAACGTCAAGAGTACCAAGGGGGCACGGTACCACATTAACTATCACCTGGTCTGGTGTCCTAAGTTCCGCAGACCAGTACTTGTCGGAAAGATCGGGGAGCGGATGCAAGAGCTGTTGCAGGAAATCGCAGACAAATGGGAGTTTGAGATTGTGGCGCAAGAGGTCATGCCCGATCACGTTCACCTATTCGTCTCGACACCGCCAAAGCACAGTCCAGCCGAACTTGCACAGCTATTCAAGGGCGCATCGTCCCGATACTTGCGGCAAGAGTTCCCAGCGGAGATCAACAAGCACATCTGGAAAGTGGGTACGCTCTGGTCTCCGTCCTACTACGTCGGAACCGCTGGGCATGTCAGCGCAGACGTGATTAAGCGGTACATCCAAGAGTGTCAGCGTCTATAGCAAACGAAAGTGGCAGCCCCGCGCCGCTGGAAGGCGGCGCGGGACAAAGCCCTACTAGCGGGAATGTGGTGACAAAGCCTCATTCCTCCCCCGCGTAAACGCGGGGGTTTCCTGAGGCTCAAATTATGAATAAGCTTGATGATATCAAATCGCGCTATGCTGCTGCTGAACAAAGGCTCTTTAACGCCATTATGGGAATTGAGGTACCACCAGTTGAGCCGCGCGGACCGATCACATTTGAGCAGCAGCGCGATGACATGAACTACCTAATTGGTGAAGTAATGCGGCTTCGTGCGGCACTTGAGCACGCGGGGCGTATGAAGACTATTAAGGGCGCGCGTGTCGTCGTGCAAGGCGCTAGATGATCACCTTCCCGCTTAAACCCATCCTTATCCTGCTCGCGCTCGCGGCGCTGTTGTGGGCCGGGGGCACCGCGCTGCTTCAGCTCGTGATGGCACTGCTGGCGATCAACGAGGTACGGATCGCGGTGTTCGCCTTCATCGCCGGTCTCGCGTGCGCGTACACGCTCGGCTGGAATGGCGCGGTGCGCTCAGTCGAGCAAGCCGATATCGAGAAGGCGCACGACCAGGCGCAGGCTCGCCGCCGGCGTGGGTTGCTGTAGATGACCGCTCGCCTCACCACCGCCACTTTGGGCGGTGGTGAGGCGCAAGGTTCTCATCCTGAGAACGATCTACGCTTCTATGTGGGACTGCATCAGCCGAGCGATGCGCGGCACTTCGAGCGCTGCTGCATTCACGTCGAGCGGCTGGCGCAGCGCCAGAAGCCGCTTGGCTGCGAGGAATTATTGCTCGACAGCCAAGCGTTCATGAAGCTCCGACTCTTTGGATGCTACCCAAATCCGCCGGCGGTCTATGCCGATAAGGTCCATCGGATCGCCGATCTGGTCGATAAGCTAACCGCTGTGACTGAGGATTATATGTGTGAGCCGTTTATGCTTCAGCGCACCGGCCTAACTACAGCAGAGCACCAGCGCCTGACGATCGAGCGCTATGACGAACTGAGGCGTCTGATCGATCCGTCGATAGCGCTGCTGCCGGTCCTGCAAGGCTATCGACCGCACGAGTACGTTGCACACACGCGGGCCTACGGTGAACGGCTCGCGCCGGGTGCGTGGGTCGGCGTCGGGTCAGTGTGTAAACGCAATAGCAACCCCGATCAGATTGCGGCGGTCCTGCTCGCGATCCGTGCCGAACGGCCCGATCTCCGACTCCATGGCTTTGGCGTGAAACTGACGGCCTTGGAGAGCGGCCTGATCCGCTCATTACTGTGGAGCGCCGACAGCATGGCCTGGAGCTACAACGCCCGGCGCAATGGTCGAAACGCGAACGACTGGCGAGAGGCGGCGGCGTTTGAGCAGCGGATCGGGCAACAGCGTATCGTCGAGCGACCGTATCAGCACTCATTCTTGGAGGCAGCATGAACCCTAAGCGCACCCTCATCGTCATCCACGCCGACAACGTCACCGACTTCCGCGCTCAACTCAACGCGGCCATTGAGCAGGCGCTATGGCTCGATGACGTGCCAGTGTTGCCGGAAGAGGGAGTGGTGAGCGAGGCGGCGCTTGTGAGCGCACTGGCCGATGTGGTGGAGCGCGCGCGTGTGATGCCGGCTGTGGTACAATCGGCGAAGGCGGCGTGAGATGAGCGGTTTAGTGTTATCGTTGTTTCCCGGCATCGGCCTGCTCGATATGGCCTTTGAGGAGGCCGGCTTCTGCGTTGTGCGCGGCCCCGATCTGCTCTGGGGTGGTGACATCCGGCACTTCCATCCGCCAGCAGGCCGGTTCGATGGCGTGATCGGCGGTCCTCCGTGCCAGGCGTTTTCGCAGATGCGACACATGGTCATTCAACGGCACGGTCCTGGCGCGCTCGCCGGGAACCTGATTCCCGAATTTGAACGTGTGGTTGATGAGGCGCAACCAACATGGTTTCTGATGGAGAATGTGCCTGATGCACCGGAACCGATCGTTGAAGGGTACGGCGTGATCTCTTTCCTGCTCAATAATCGCTGGGTTGGGGGTGAGCAAAATCGTCTTCGCCGCTTTTCGTTTGGACTGCGCGGCAGTGTTTGTGCGCTTTCGGCCTATCTTGACGTGGTGTTATTCGAGGCGTTCGAATACGCGCCGGCGGTGCTGGCATCCGGGAACAAGAAGAGCGGCGTACAAATTCGGTTGGATCGAGGTGGACGGCCACGGCGAAAGATCGGGGCGGATTACGCCAGCCATCAAACGGTCGCCGAAGCGACACGCCTTCAGGGACTACCGGAGGGATTTCTATCGCATGCACCGTTTACAGTCGAAGGCAAGCAAAAGGTTTTGGGAAACGGCGTGCCGCTTCCGATGGGCCGCGCGATCGCCAAAGCAGTCGTCGAAGCATTGGCTGCAATTGAGCAACGAAAGGCCGCGTGATGCGCTGTGTCATCTACTGCCGAACCTCCCTTGAAGATCAATCCGAGTACAGCCTCGAAGATCAAGAGGCGCGGGCGCGGGCCTATGCTGAGGCACACGACTGGCAGGTGATGCGGGTCTACATAGACGATGGCGGCTCAGGTCAGAAGATCACGCGACGTGCGTTCCAGCAGATGCTACGCGAGCTACAGACGCTCGGAATCAAGGCACTGATCGTCTATGACCTCGACCGCTTCATGCGCAACCTGCGCGAGCAGTTGAACCTCAAGCATGAGCTTGACCAGCGCGGTGTATCCCTGGTCAGCCTCTCTGATAATGGGATTATCGATACCTCTACGCCCGAGGGGATGATGAACTTCCAGGTCAAAGGGATGGTGAGCGAGTTCCAGGCGAAGACCACAGGCCGCAAGGTGCGCGACAACCTCCAATACAAAGCGAAGCACGGCGGGTGGGTCGGGCCGCTGCCGCTTGGCTACTGCAAGGATGAGACGGGCGCACTTGTGCCGAGCGACGACGCGCCGGTCATCACGCTTGCTTTCAGTCTCTACGCCAGTGGCAATCACTCATTCACCTCTCTGGCCGAAGAACTGAATCAACATGGCCACACCACGCGCAATATTCACACCAGTCAGCGCCGCCCATTTGGGCGTGAGGCCGTGCGTAGCCTCCTCCACAACAGTGCCTACATCGGTCTGGTGCAGTGCTCAGGCGTGGAATACCCCGGCTCCCACGCACCGCTGATCCCGCTCGACCTATGGGAGCGTGCGAAAGCGGTGCGCGAGCGCAGGACGCAGCAGGACGGTGGCCGGGTGTTCGTGCGTGGGGCCGGGGGCCTGCTCTCGGAGATCGCCTACTGTGGCAACTGCGGGGCGCGCATGCACTGGCACATCAGCGGGCGACTGCATACGCCGTTCTATCGCTGCGGTCGGCGCGCTGGCTACGGCAGCTCGGCATGCGACGCGGGGATGATTAACGCTGCGCAGATTGAGGGGCGCACGCGCGAATTGCTGCGCCTGCTCGTCATCCCGCCGCACATCCGAGATGCGGTGCTATTCGAGGTTCAGCGTCGGCTGAACACGCCGACCACACCAGCAGCAGCTGATCGCGAGCGCGTGAAGCGCCAGCTCGCACGACTGAAGGCCGCGTATCTGGCCGGCGACGAAGAGCTAGACGATGTGACATACCTTCGCGAGCGGGATCGGCTGTCCAAGTTGCTCAGCACTAGCGCACCAGCACCGCGCCAAGTGCTCGATGTGCAAGCGGCTATGGTCCTTCTCAGTGACATGCCAGCGCTTTTGAGTGCGGCAAATCATGAGGAGCAGCGGGCAATCGTGCAGCAGGTGTTCAGCCGGATGTGGGTAGAGAAGCCTACGGGGATCAAAGCCATCGCCCCGACTGGCACCTTTGCGATGCTGATCGAGGCGATTGCAGATTCCGCGGTGTTTGGTGGGTGCCCGACGGGTTTCGAACCCGCAACCTCCTGA